ACATTACCCTTTTCCGCATACTTAAGAATTGCTTCAAAAGCACCGTGCAGGTTAGTGCTCATGCCCCAATCAGATTCTTCCATTTGGTTCAACTTGTCTAGCAAGTTACCCTTAAGGATTTGCAACTTGCTCTTTTCGGAGAAAGTCAGGAACATGTCCTTAAACGGTCCCTTGTTCTTGTCAGCCAAGTACAAGCCAAGGCTAACACTAACATCGATACAGCGAAGGTTAGCGTTTCCGCCAACAGGGCTTGACATAGAACCACTTACGTCAACTACTGGCAGAACCAGTTCGTCACCGACGAAATTAGGCAGTGCATCCCACTGGGCCTGAATTACCTTGTCATCGCCGCCGAAACTACGAGACTTGATTACATCATATGGGTAAACTGCCGCAGCGTTTACCTTGGCTTCTCCGGTAGTCAACTTAGCCTTGTAAGATTCATAACCGCTAGGATCATGCTTCTTGAAGGCCTTTTGGTACCGAGCAGCAGCCAAGCTCGGAACATGGCTGTAGTTGATTTCAGTCCAAGTGTTTGCACACATATTCTGTTCAACAACCTTGGTCATTTCAACCAAACTCTTGCGATATAACTTTGGGCTCATTCCAAAGAAAGTGCGAAGTTCAACTGCAAGCGGACCTTGACGAGGCATCCACTTAGCCGCAAGACCATTACGTTCACGCAATGCATTACCGATTAGGGTAAATGCTGCGGCCTTAACAGCCTTGGTCTTGAAGATTAGCATATCATCCCAACGACCAAATTCAGCCAAGTGAGGCAACACACGGACAAGAACTTCGGGATAGTTCTTTTCCAGGCTTAACAGGATGTTGCGAACAACTTCGCGTTCACCTGCACCGCCACGAACGTCTCGAGCCCACATCAATAGACGTAGAGCCAGAGTTTCGTCTTGCTTCATAGCCTTAACAAATTCCTTGCTCAAGTCCTTACCACGGCTTGCACCGATAGAAAAGAACAGGTCAACAAGGTCTGACTTTGAAGAATCAAAAGTCTTCATACCATTATGGGTACGAGTTTCCATTTGAACTTCCTTAACTGCTTCAACAAATGCGTTCATTTTTTTTCCTTTCAGTTTAGATTTTGATAAAAATTAGTTGCTGTAACTAAACTTATACGCATATTATACACGAACTATCTACATTGTTAAATATTTTTTTGATTTATTTGTAACGTTCAAAACCAATTATACCAAGGCTTCTTTACTGGCGTGGGCACATTGGTAGTTACTGTGATAGACTTTGGTTCCCACCAATTACCTTCAGACCCGCAAAATTTGCCAGTAGTGTTAAGCGATCGGTGTGTAGAGGCACTTATTATGTATTTGACCTTGCCATTTACCAAATCAGTACTCTGGTTTTTGGGTGATCGACATTGATCCGATGGAGACGCCATCGGCAAATGAACATAATGGGCACAATCTTTACAAAACTTCATTCTTCAACACCAAAAAGTGTCCTAATATCTTCGGCACAATGCCTTGGTTCTGTTGCTGGAACATTCTGTAGTTCATCGCAAATTTTAGCGCATTCCTGAATCAATAACTCGGCGAATTTAGATTTAAAGTTATCATCAAAAGAATAATCAAAATCTTCTTCGTCAACCTCTTCATTCGATTTATTTAAGGCATATTCATTGGCCTGGTTCATCAGTTCTTTAATTCGTGGGTTCATTTCTTTTTTCCTTTCAACAGATTAGTGATCATTGGTCCTATCACGGTGTCCGACCAGATCCGGGTCATTGGCATGAAGCCATGGTGATTGATTGAATTTTGTTGGCTGAACCTAATCTAAAAATATAGCAGGATGATCGGAACAGGTATTTTATTCTTCTGCTTGTCCCTATCCCCAGTATATCGGTTCAAGTTCCACAAGCCTATCATAGATCGTCTATGCCCGATCTTGTTTTATTCTGTACAAGCATCATATCTAGTTCTCTAGCATATTAGTTCTATCACTGCTTAGTTTCCTAAGGGTATTGCTACTGTCTTGCGACCAGCTTCTACTACATTTAGTCAGTATTTAGATTGCTGTAACCATCCTATAAAAACAAATTATACTACACGTTCTTCTGCATTTCAATACCTTTCGGCTATTCTCTCAGTTGTAGTAGCATAAAATAAAACAGGGTAGCTTTCTACTTTTTATTTTTGTGACATCGAAATCACAGGAAAGAAATCGAAACTCTCCTCGTCCAGGTTACCCCAAACCATCCATAGTATAAATTGTTGGCTGTATCTACCCTAAAAACTCTCTTTGTTATTAAACAATAAAACTATTGTATATTAACTAGCCTACGTTGTCAATAAGTTTTTATCCAATTTACATTGTAGGACCGTTTCCACTCTTAAATCCCACAGTTCCTCCCTGTTCGATAATCTTCTTACATACATCTTCAAACAGGATTGGAGCAAAATCAATCTGTTCCACAGATACGTTGAAATATCTGGGATCAATTTTATCGCCGTAAAGAACTTCCCCAGTTCGAGCATCAACACCTCGGGCCTTCATTACACGATGAGCATGAAGATGACCGTGGATGTTACAGCCAAATCTACCAAGTTGCTGAGGATGTATAGGAACGTGGCTTAAAATAAGTCCGTTCATAACGTGATATCCACGTACATCTCGGAAGTACTGAGTATAATCCTCTAACTTAAAAATATCGTGATTACCACGAATTAATATTTTATCTCCGTTTAAACGACCGAGCACAGGTAAGAACTTACGATTAATGACGACATCTCCGCAGTGATAGACCTTATCGGTAGGTTTAACACGTTCGTTCCACACTTTGATCATGTGTTCGTCCATTTCTTCTGCACTGCTAAACGGACGAAGAGGGCTACCATCTTCTCGCTTGAACACTGTACAGGTTTTTTCGTGACCAAAATGAGTGTCACTGATTAACCAAACTGATGGCATAATGCCCTCCTTTTTTAATTTACAAACCAAATTTCCTTAAAGCCTTCCTTTTCGGTGGGCATTTGGAAATTATCAATCATTCCAGAGACAACTTTCCACGGAATAGTCTTGCCAGGTCGACTAGCCAATCTAGTCGTCAACTCCTTAACCGGCGGAGTCTTAAACGCTACAGCAATATGATAATAATCGGGCAACATATTGAATTTCTTTTTACGACTCAACACTGTAGTACTGGTCTGATCCCAAATAATATCTTTACCCAATTCACGAGCTTTAATAACTACGTCGGTCATCATCTTTACAGCATCTGGCATAAAAGACTCAAAAACTTCGGTGTAGGTTTTATTAAGATTACGGGCACATGACTCGATATATTCATCAGTAGAGACATACACACACGACATAGCCCAATCTTGATTATTAACCCAGGTAGTTTTTCCACTACCAGGAATACCAACTAATTGATAACATTTAGGCATTAAAACTTTGCTCCCATATATTTCCTATAATCCTCACGCCAATTATGATGAGTCACTTCATAAGGTAGTCCTAATTCAGCCATCATAAGTCTCATAACACGAGTATTTGGACTACGAAACTTTTCAACTTCGTCAAACCCCATACGGATGCCAACTTCTGCAACAGCAGCAGATCTAGACACTCCTGCAAAACAATGAACCACAACATTCATTTTATTTTCAAATGCGTGTTTTAACAAACGTACAAGCTCTTTAGCTTGTTTTTCGCTGATGAACATTTCTGGATCATCTGGATGATCTAGATCATCGATATCAAGAAACTCAAAAGCATAAGTTTCCTTAAAGGAATGTCGCGGAGTTGGTAACCAACTTGCCGGGTCAGAAATTTGAATCAGCATACTATTAGGACCGGCATCATGATGAAATGCTTTTGGAATATCATCAGCAGCACAATTTTCAATCCACATATTATTTCCTTTAGGCTAAAATTCCTAGACTGCTAAGTTCACGGATAAATTCCGATCGTTGATGAGGCCGTTCTAAGATCATTTCGATCTTATTACCGAATAACATTAAGTCGGTTAAATCTTTTGCTTCTTTAAGACCTAAACCGGTATATGTACGAATACATTTAATTACAGAAATTTTATTTACTGATACTGCCCAAGACGGTCGTAATTGATCTAGTTTAGCATAGACTCGATCATTATATTGACCAGTAAGCATAGCAAAGAAGATATCACCTTTAACACTTGGGTCAAGAACTTCGGCAATACGTTCCCAAAGTTTCATACCTTCCTCTGCGCCATATGCCTGTGATATAGCAGTCATGAAATGAATTCCATCTTGGATAATTCTGGGCTTGTGCTCTTGAGGAATCATGTTAATGGTAACAGTTTGAAAAAACTATTATAACAAATTTACAACGATATGTCAACTTAATTAAGTAGTGCTTTTATCCAAGTTAAGCCAAAAATAAATAATTCAGGTTAGGAATTATCTTATATGGTACCGGATTATTTTACTGCAAAGTTAGCCTCTATGATTGGGGGATTATTTGGTGGTGCTGCAATTTTAACTTTTATTAAACCAAAAACGGTTGGTGAAGCATTTGTAAGAGGAGGAGTTTCAGTTGGTAGTGCAATGGTATTTACTGTTCCTTTAGTAGAGGCTTTTCACCTCGATAACAATTGGGAAACTCAATTAATGGGTGGATTTTGTGTTGGATTTTTAGCCTATAGTATTTTAGGAATGGTTGCTAACTTTCTTAAAAAAAATCAAGATAAAGATATTGTAGAAGCAGTTAAGGAAATTAAAAAATGATAACCGAAGTTATACAATTTCTTAATACATATAATCTTCAACTACCTATAAATTTTTTAGCCCATTTGATTATTTTTATAGGTGCTTTTTATGTTGCATTACATAATAGATCATTAAAATCTTGGCACATTACACCTTTATGGTACGTTGGATTGGCTAGTTTACTAAATGCTATTGCTATTTTAATACATTATATTATAGGGCCTGAATTTCCATTAAGTTATTGGAATATAAGTTTATTATCAGAAACTATTTCAAATGTGTCTCTTGCTTGTATTGCGCTAATAATGTTTATTGGAACTCTTAGAAAAGACATTATTGGTTCGAGAAAAAGACAGCAGGAAATACATTAACTTGGTCCGAGTGGCAGGATTCGAACCTGCGGCCTCCTGCTCCCAAAGCAGACGCGATACCGGGCTACGCTACACTCGGATTATTTGGTAGGTCCTAACAGAATCGAACTGCTGTATTCTCCGTGTAAAAGAGACATTCTACCATTAAATTAAGGACCTAAATTGTGGAGCGGGATATCAGAATCGAACTGATGACCGAAGATTGGAAATCTGCTGTTTTGCCATTAAACTAATCCCGCACACTATATTGAAACACACTATGAGAATCGCACTCCCCTAGTTCTCACGCTAGGTTACGTCAAGGAGTCACAGACCGGATCGGCAGTCCTGCGAATTAATGTGCTTCAATATAGTGTTTGGCTACTTTTCCACAAGCCCCAAACTGGGTGTACGGTTCCGTCCTACCATTTTTTAATATGGGCAGTTAGGTGCTACCCTAGGATACTTTCAAGTCGCCCATGTAAAGCGGGCCTTGCGGTATATAGATCCTATGCACCGTGCAGTTATGGTGACTGCAATTACCCACTTCACATAACGGAAAAGTGTACTCCGGGAATATACAACAGGATACGTTTTTTCAATTAGCATTTGAATTTTAAATTTGCTGCATGTATCCTAAATTTGGTGCCCCATGACAGAATTGAACTATCACCTGTCGCTTACAAGGCGACTGCACGACCTTCATGCTAATGGGGCAAATTTTTAATCTTCGTTCGAGTCTCGATTCTTCTTATCAG